ATTAGTTAAAAAAGTTCCAAATTTAGACGCGGTTCAAAGTCAATTTGGCGAATTAGAAAAAGAGCTTATTGCATCTTATGGAGAAAACGCAGTGATTGATTTAAGAACTGGAGAAGTAAAAGAACCAGAAAAAGAAAAAGAAGAATCAGATGGCGAAAATAAGTAACACAGTAGCATACCCCTCAATATCTAATTTAGATGCGGCGGATTATTTAGTATTGACAGATGCAGAAAATGAATTAAAAACAAAAACTGCAACTATCTCTCAAATACAAGCTTTGTTTGGGGTAGACACTAATGTTGCTAAAACGACTATTAACACAGGCTCTTTGCTAACATTAGCAGATACAGCTATCGCTATAGTTCCTGCACCTGGAGCAGGTAAAGTTATTGACGTTATAAGTATAATGTTTTTTTTAGATGCAGGTTCAACGGCATTTGATTTTGGTACAGGTTCTTTACCTATTAAAATGGGAGCTCAAGAAATAGCGTCTGTTCCAAATAGTAGTACTACAGTTAATTCAGCTACAGACGCGGTGTTTAAGCCAGAGGTTCCAAACTCTAATGAGATAATAGCTCAAAATACTGCGGTTACTATAGAAGCTCAATCAAACCCTTCACAAGGCTCTGGGACTTTATATGCGAATGTATTTTATAGAGTTCTTGAGGTAGGCTCATCATTCTAATTAAATGGACATAAGAAAAATTTCAATAGGTGCAGACTATAAGTCTGGAGCAATGCACTACATCGTAGGACAAGATGTATTAGGTAGTAATTATCAGATACATTTGATTCAGCATGACCATGAAAAAGATTCTTATAAAATTTGGATTATTAAAAATGAAGAAATTCTACTTTGGAAAGAATTTAAAAATACACTACCTATTTCTTTAGAATATAATATTAATTTTTAATGCAATCACCTTATTGTTTTATTGTAAAGCCCTACAACGATAGGCGTTATGATAATATAAAATATTATGGTGATAAAAAATTTTTTATTAGCACATCTGAAGAAGACCATACCGTATCTACGAGATTTGCAACTGTAGTAAACACCCCTATAAATTATAAAGGAAAAATTCAAAAAGGAGATACGCTTGTCGTTCATCATAATGTTTTCAAATATTATAACGATATTTATGGAAGACAAAAAAGCGGAAGAAGCTGGATTATTGATGATTTATTTTTAGTAGATGATTATCAATTTTATATGTATAAGCAAAATGATAAGTGGTATAGTCATGATAAGTATTGTTTTATAAAACCTATACCAATAGAAAAAAAATACATAGATGTTGCTGAAAGTGAAGAACCTCTTTGGGGTATAGTAAAATACGGCAATAAACAGTTAGAGCGTTTAAACATTTTGCCTGGTGATAAAGTTTCGTTTCAACCGAACAGTGAGTATGAATTTAAAATAGACGATGAAAAATTATATCGTATGTATACTAATAATATAACATTGAAAGATGGACACAAAAGCAATAAAACTACAAATCATACAAGCTGGTGAAAAAGCCGTTAAAGAGTTAATTGACGTAGCTAAAGAAAAAATTATAAAACCAGATATAGATGATGAACTTGCTGCTGATAGACTAAAAAATGCAGCAGCTACCAAAAAGCTCGCTATATTTGATGCTTTTGAAATACTTAAAAGAATAGACGAAGAAAGAGATAAACTGGAGGGAAAAGAAATTAAAACTAATAATTTACCAAAAGGCTTTGCAGAACGTAACTCAAAATAATATTTCTAATTTATGTAAAGGATTAATTCCTTCAAACATATTATCTCGGAAAAATAAAGCGAGAACTTGGCGATATGGATATGATGAAAAATATGACATAATTATTATTTCAAAAGACGGAACTATTGGGGATATTTTACATATATCAGGATTGCGTATTGCATTACCATCTGTTCCCAAGAAAGTGTTTAAACGGTCTGATAAAAAAGCTGAACAGTATTGGGAGGTAACAGAAATACCTGCTGTTTTAAAAAGAATATCATCCATATTTCAGTGGCATGAAGCTCCCTCTACATTTAAAAACCAATGGGTTGATTACATAGAAGAAGAGTTTAATAGAAGAGAAGAAGGTTTTTGGTTTATGAATAATGGTGAACCTACCTACATCACTGGTACACATTATATGTATTTACAGTGGACTAAAATAGATGTTGGTCATCCAGATTATAGAGAAGCTAATAGAATATTTTATTTATTCTGGGAAGCTTGTAAAGCTGATAAAAGAAGTTTTGGAATGTGTTATTTAAAAATAAGACGTTCTGGTTTTTCATTTATGAGTTCATGCGAAGGTGTAAATACAGGTACAATAACAAAAAATGCACGTATAGGAATATTATCTAAAACAGGAGCAGATGCAAAAAAAATGTTTACAGACAAAATAGTTCCAATATCTAACAACTATCCTTTCTTTTTTAAACCCATACAAGACGGTATGGATAAACCAAAAACAGAATTAGCATATAGAGTGCCAGCTTCAAAGATTACAAAAAAGAATATGTTTAATGTTGAAGAAGAAGTGTTAGAAGGTTTGGATACAACTATAGACTGGAAGAATACATCTGACAATAGTTATGATGGTGAAAAATTACAGCTGTTAATACATGATGAAAGTGGTAAGTGGGAAAAACCTGAAAACATTTTAAATAATTGGAGAGTTACAAAGACTTGTTTACGATTAGGTAGTAAAATAATTGGCAAATGTATGATGGGTTCTACTTCAAACGCCTTAGATAAGGGTGGTAGAAACTTTAAAAGTTTATACAACGATTCGGATTGCAACAAAAGAAATGCAAATGGACAAACCAAAAGTGGTTTATATTCTTTGTTTGTTCCTATGGAATGGAACATGGAAGGTTTTATAGATAGGTATGGTATGCCTGTATTAGATAATCCAAAACAAGAAGTAGTAGGAATAGATGATGAATACATATATCAAGGTGCTGTTAATTATTGGGAAAACGAAGTTGTGTCTTTGAAAAACGACCCTGATGCACTTAATGAATATTACAGACAATTTCCTCGTTCAGAATCACATGCTTTTAGAGACGAAAGTAAGCAGTCAATATTTAATTTAACAAAAATATATCAACAGATTGATTATAATGATAGTATAATAAAAGAACATTTTATTACACAGGGTTCTTTCAGTTGGGAAAATGGAATAAAGGACAGTAAGGTTGTATGGACTCCAAACAAAAGAGGAAGATTTTTTGTAACTTACATACCTAAACGCTCTCTTCAAAATAATATTATAAGAAAGAATAATAGATTCTTTCCAGGTAATGAACATTTGGGTTCATTTGGTTGCGACTCTTATGATATATCAGGTGTTGTAGTTGGTAAAGGTTCTAATGGTTCTTTACATGGTTTAACCAAGTTTAGTATGGAAGAAATTCCAAGTAATCATTTCTTTTTGGAATATATTGCCAGACCACAAACAGCTGAAATATTTTTTGAGGAAGTATTGATGGCATGTGTGTTTTATGGCATGCCAATATTATGTGAAAATAATAAACCTCGTTTGTTATATCATTTTAAAAATAGAGGATATCGAGGGTTTTGTTTAAACAGACCTGACAAAACATTTAATAAACTTTCTAAAAGTGAAAGAGAATTAGGTGGTATACCAAACACGTCAGAAGATGTTAAACAATCACACGCGTCTGCTATCGAATCATATATTGAAAAATATATAGGTATTGATACGGATGGAGTGCATAGAGTACAAGGTGATATGGGTGATATGTATTTTCAAAGAACACTTGAAGATTGGGCCAAGTTTGATATAAATAATAGAACTAAGTTTGATGCTTCCATAAGCTCAGGATTAGCAGTTATGGCAAACCAAAAACACTTATATACACCGACTAAAGAAAAGACAAAAATTAGCATTAACTTTGCAAGATATAATAACAGCGAAAAAGTTAGTCGAATTATTAATAAATGAAACAAGTAGAAATTAACTTAAAAGCAGCTGCATTTCCAGATGAATTTGCCTCCGATGCACAAAAAGATACAGCGGAGTACGGCCTGCAAGTTGGACAGGCTATTCAATACGAATGGTTTAGAAAAGATAACGGCTCC